CCCAATCTTTCACAAAAGGGGTTTTGAAAGGGGGGTGTCTTTAATGAGCGCAAGAATACCAGCAGAAGTCCATTTAATTCATGGCACTAAAGGCGAAAAAATGGGAACGCTCCTTCCCGAATCAGTTAAGCGAAGAATTCCCGAATCGGAATGGATGGATAATGCTGAAGCTTGGAGTAAGAAAAGATTTTACGATGAAACCTCTGAATATCTTTATGATGTTTATGGCATAGGCTCGGATCAAGAGCGCCATGTCTTAACTATGCTGACAGATCAGATTGACACCTATGTGGATTGCAACCGCCATATTGCAGTTGAAGGATTAGTAACAACCTTTAATGATGGAAAGACTATTGGTCCATCGCCTTATGTATCTATTCGCAAAGAAGCTCTCAAACAAATTATTCTTTTAATGAATGAGCTTGGACTTACTCCAAAATCTAGGCTTGCTAAAACTAGCGCAGTTCCTAATTCAATCCTAGGCAAACTAATGTTAGGACCACAAGTTAAGAGATGAATTATTTAACAGGTGTTCAATATGCTCAAGATGTAGTTAAGGGCAATGTTGAAGTTTGCAACAATATAAAATTAGCATGCCAACGCTTTATTAACTTTATGGAAGACAAGCATTGGGAATATGAGTTCTTTCCTGAATATGTCGAGCATGTATTAGATTTTGTTTCAGTCTTAAAACATACTAAAGGTCCTGACGCTGGGCAACCTATAGTTCTTGAACCTTTCCAAATTTTACTTCTTTGTGGCATCTATGGATTCCGTCACAAAAAAGACCATGAAAAAAGAATGACAACTGATGTTGTTGTTTTTATTCCTCGCAAAGCTGGTAAATCAACTTTAACCGCAGTTATAGGTTTATATGAATTAGCTTTTAATGAAGGCGGTGCGGAAGTCTTTACACTTGCGACTAATCGCGAACAGGCATCTATTGTATTTGACGCAGCTAGGTCAATGATTGAATCTATGCCCGATGAAATTAAAGCATGGTATCGGGTAAGTAAATATGAGATTGGCAAATCTAATGACAGTCAAACTATGTTTCGTGCTTTATCTCGCGACAATAAAAAGTCAGGCGATGGTAAGAATGCTTCTTGCGTCATTATAGATGAAGCTGCTCAAATTGTGGATCGTAACTCTATTGAAGTTATATTTTCAGGCATGGTTGCCCGAAAGAATCCATTAAGAATTTATATTACTACTGCAAGCTTTACAAAGGATACAAAGTTTTATGAAGATTTATCAGCATTTGAATCAATGCTTAATGGTGACGCGCCTGATAATCCGCGCTGGTTTGGTTTACTCTATGGACTTGATCCTCAAGATAATTGGAAAGACGAATCGACTTGGGCGAAAGCAAACCCAATGCACGGCATATCAGTTTACCAAGAAGCGATTAAAGAAAGATGCGAACAAGCTAAACTAAAGCCTGCGGCACTTAATGAATTTCTTTGCAAAACTCTTAATGTATATGTATCTGCTAACACCGCATGGATTGATAGAGATTATTGGGATAACTCTATAGGCGAAGATCAAAGCGATCCTGAAGAAGTGTTTATTGGATTTGACTTGGCAGCCACTCGCGACTTAAATGCAGTTTGTGTATTAAAAAGATATGCGGAAGATAATTATTATGCAGACTTTAAATTCTTTTTACCTGAAGAAGCGCTCAATTTAATTCCAACTCACTACAAAGGAATATTTGAACAAGCAGTTCAATCTAAAATACTTCATATCACCGAAGGCAATGTTATGGATGATAGAGAAATATCAGAATGGATAAAACAACAAGCTACGCTTTATAATATTAAAGAAGTAGGGTATGATGCTTACAATGCGGCATCTCTTATTGCAAGGTTACATGATAGTAGCATACCTGTTAAAAAGGTAGGGCAAGGAATGGCGGTTTTAAGTAACCCTTCCAAGCATGTTGAAAAACTTATTATGCAAAATCAGATAAAACACAATGGCAATCCATTCCTCGGATGGCAATTAGGCAATTGTGAAGTTTATGAAGATGTTAATGGAAACATTAAAATAAGAAAGAATGAAGCAGATAAGTCAGCGAAAGTTGATGGTATAATAGCACTTATTATTGCGATGCATTGCTCACTAGATCATCCATTGTCTTCTACCTCATTCGGTTTTAGAAGCATATAAAGGAAAAACATGGCTATACTAGATATATTCAAAAGAAAACCAAATCAAAACGCAAGCGAAAGTAATACTCTTTTTGGTCAAACCGCCCTAGGAAATAACATTCTACGCAATGTTAAAGGACTAGGAACTCAATCAAATAACCAATTATTATATGTAACGACATCATCCGTTAATACCGCAGGTCGCGTATTGGATATGTCCACACTATCCCGTAACTCAACTGTTATGGCTTGTGTCAATGCTAAAGCAAGAGCATTAGCTCAATTACCTATTAAGATTATGGCTTATGACGCTGATGGCAAGATGGTTGATGCTATTACTGATCCAAATGTTTCAACGCGCGACAAAGCTAAAGCTAAAGCCGTATATAACTTATTAAACAATCCTAACAACTATCAATCCTCTTACGAGTTTTGGTATCAATGGTCAATGTGGTATGACTTATCAGGTGAAACATTTACTGCTTTATGGCGTAAAGAGCAAACTAACTCAACGCTAACTCCAATGGAAATGTATCTTTTAGATTCAACTTTAATAACCGCTCAAATCACTCCTACTCGTTATCCTACTTATAGATTATCGACTAGCACTTATGGTTTTAATAAAGATGAGCCATTAGATTATTTCCAAGTTATTCATGCAAGTGAAATGGCTTGGCAAGGTAGCGCTGGTTTTAATAAAGGTATTCTAGCAACTGAATTAGTATCATTAGATCAAGATATTGATTTATATAGCAATTTTATTATGCTTAATGGTGCTAAACCTAGTGGCATGTTTGTTACAGACCAAGTTATTCCTGACGCTAAATTTAAAGAGATAGCAGCAAGATTAAAAGAAGCATGGACTTCTCTTACAGGTTCTAAATCAACTGATCTATCTAAACCAGGACAAGGTATGTTGTTAGATAACGGCATGAAGTATATGCCATTAGAAATGCTAACACTTCAAGATGCGGATGCAAGAGCGTTGAAACAACAAACTATGAAGCGTATCTGCGGATTGTTTGGTGTGCCACCTGCAATGATCGGAATTGAAGAAGGCAAGTATAATAATACTCAAACAATGCTTGACGAATTCTATAAATCAACAATGCTTCCTATCATTACTAACATTCAACAAAAATTTAAAACTTCATTGCTTGCTGGTTATCCAAATCTTTGTATTGAATTCCAAACACAAGATTTCTTAAAGGGCGCACCGCTAGATCAAATGAATTATTCGGTGGCAGGCGTAAATTCGGGTATAATGACACCTAATGAAGCGCGCGAATATCTTGGTAAACAAAATATGCCAGGCGCAGACGAATTAAAAGATACATCAAAACAAGTTCGACCTATAAGCGGCACTTCACCTCAAGATACGGGTGGCGGTGGCAATACTTCTAGCGTTGGCAAAACAGGTCAGGCAGGTCAAGCCTAATGACATTAAAAGAGTTACTCAATAAATTAACCCAACAGGCTAAAAAGAGAAAACCTCAACCTGTTGAAACCAACGGAATGAAAAAAAAGGGAGTGCCAATCAATGACTAAAGATATTAAATTTCTATTTGAATCAAAAGTAGCTCTAGGTGTTTCTGCCGATGAAGCTAATGATGTTATGGGAGCTATTGAAGCTACTGTGACAACTTGGGGTGCTAGAGAAGGCGCTGATGGTCGTAAATTCAATTATATGCCTGAAGGTTTTGCACAATGGGCGGATGAGTTTGCTAAATCAGGTAAACCACTTCCAATGTATTTCCAACATAACGATATGTCAATGCCTGTAGGCGAATGGCAAGAGTTTTCATTTACCGATGAAGGAATGGATGCTAAAGGCAGACTATTTACAAATACAAGTGCAGGTAAAGACCTTTATACAATTATGAAAGAATCACCTGCTATGGTTGGCGGTGTTTCTGTTGGTGCTTATGCTGACGAATATTGTATGGTTGATGCTGAAGGGATGGAAGTAGGCGCTGATGAAGATGGATATTTCCAAATTAAAAAAGGCGGTTTAAGAGAAGTATCAATTGTTATGAATCCTAACAATTTAGAATGCAATATCTCGAAATTAGAGTGCTTTAGAGCTGATGGTTCTTTAGACTTAAAACTAATCGAGAAAGCATTGCGTGATGCAAAACTTTCAAGAAAAGATGCGACCACCGCGTCTTCAATTTTCAAAAAGGTTATAGAAACTCGTGATGAGCCTAAAATCATTGATGAAAAAGCACCTATTCAGAGTGATGCTGATGCGGTGGTAGATGAGCAAAAAATTCTTAACGCTTTTGCGGAAAGAGAATTGCTTAAAATTTTAAATAATCGTCTTAAAGGATAAATCATGTCAGATAAAATTATCGAAAAGTTAGACGCTATTGAGCAAGCTCAAGTTGAAGCAGTTGAATCTGTTAAGACTGAAGTTGATGCTAAATTAGCGGAAGCTACAAAAGCTTTTGAAGAAAAAGCAGTAACATTTGAAGAAAAAGTTGCATCTCTTGAAGCTAAAGTTGCTTCAATCAAAGAAGCTACTCCATTAATCAAAACTTACAAAACTATCGCTCAAGAAGTTAATCGTTCTGTTAAAGAACAATTAAAAGGCTTCTACGATAGCGGTGCTAAAGTAGAAAAAGAATTAAAAATGTTTGAAGATGCTGGTCAATATGATGCTTATATGAAAGAAGCTTCAGCAATTGGTAATCCAGCAGGTATCGGTGGCGGTGCAGGCGTGGGCGGTAGAACTGCTTATGATCCTGTATTTTTTGCATTAAGACTTGCTAACCCAATGCGTGGTGTATCTCGTTCTGTTGCAACTGATGGTGCTACATATCAGTTTAGAGCAAAAACGGGCAACACAGGTAGCTGGTGGGGTTATGGTATTAATAACAATACTTCATCACCACATCCAAACCCAAATAGCTTGGATACAAATATTTGGCAATTAACATTGCAAGATTTGAATGTTCAATTCCCAATCAGAACTGCGGCTCTTGATGATATCGATGGTTTAGAATCAAATGTTGTAGCAGATATGTTGTTAGAATTCTCACAACAAGAAGCTCTTTCAATGATTCAAAATAATGACCAAGTTGCGGTTTCAGTTGTTGATAACACAACACCTTATGGTGGTTCTGACGGCTTACGCGGTCTTAATCAATATGCTGGTGCGGCTGGCACATACGCTGGCGGTCAAACAACAACTGCGGCATTCGGCACAACAGGAACAGGCTCATCAAGTGGCTTACATTCATTAGCTACTTATGACCAATTGATTCCTAATGGCTCTGATGCTGAAGGTGGTGGTAATGGTGTAGGTCTATTTAACAATGTTCAATATAAAGACATTGTGAATTTCATCTATGCTTTACCACAACAATATTGGACACCAACTGCTAAATTTGTTATCAATCCACTAATGCTTGCAGCAATTCGCGGTTTAGTTGATGACAATGGTCGCCCAATCTACATCGATGGTCTTTCACGCGATGATGGTATTGTTGGCACTTTACTTGGCTTTGATGTTGTAGTTAATAAGTATGTTTCTAACCCACTTATTCCTACTACACCAAGTCCTTCAGTAGATACAAACGCTTTCCCAATTTACTTTGGTGATTGGAATCGCGGTCATACAATCGTTGATCGTTTAAATATGGTTATGCGTAGATACGACCAAACATTGCCAGGCTATATCACATTCTATGGTGAGAAGCGTCTAGCAACATCTGTGGTCGATCCATTCAGTATCATTCGTTATAGATCAGCACAATATTTAGATTAATTCTAAATTTGTTGTTCAGGGTGGGGGAGCAATCCCCCTCTCTCTAATTTTTTAGGAAAGAAAAATGAATACATCTGAAAGAATTTTAAATGGCATAAAACAAGCACTAACTGAAGGTAAAGCTACAGTTAATCTTGTAAAAAAAGAAGCCCAACAAGATGTAAATGAAGCATCTCAACTTACAGGTAGCGGACTAGACAAAGGCGGAAGAACTTATTTTGATGATGCTTTTGCGGCACTCCGTTTAGCAAATCCGTTTAGAGGATGGGCGCGCGAGGTAACTTTTACAGGTTCAGCGGCTCAATTTGTTGCTAAAACAGGGAATGTTTTAAATCAAGTAAGCCCTAATAATCCATGGGGTTATACATTTACACCTAATGACGGCACTCCAGGAATTGCTACTTCAATTTGGCAATTACCTACAAGAAATTTATCAGCACAATTACCATTAAGAACTGCATTATTATCTGATATTAATAATATTGATGAAACAATTGTTAGCGATTTAATACTTGAATTTTCTCAAGCAGAAGCTTCAGCTATGGTTTTAAATGTCGATCAAGCTGGCTCAACAACTTATACTACAGGCGCAACTAATGGCGTTCGAGGATTGATTACATATCCTGGAAGCACAAGTGCGGCTTCATACGGATCAAGCGGAACTGCAATTACTAACGGACTTCATACAGTAATTTATGAATTATTTAGTCCAACTGCTCCAACTTATGAAGATTTAGTTAATACTTTAAATAAACTTCCTGCACAATATTGGTATTTACCTTCAACTGCATGGATGATGCACCCAAGTCTTATTGCTAAATTAAGATTAATGACTGCAACAGGTGGTTTACCATTGCTTTTAGAAGTTGGTGATAAAGATGGCGGAGCATTGTTATATTTATTTGGCATTCCTGTCATTCCTAACTCTTATTTCCAAACTGCTGGCGCTGGTGCATTTATGGGAACTTTAGCTTGTTGGGATCAGTTTATGACTATTGCTGACAATGAAGAAATGACATTAAAACGCTACGACCAAACCAAACCTGGCTTTGTAACTTTATATGCTGAAAAGCGTGTAGTTTCTACAGTTAGAAATCCTAGTGCTGGTGTGTTTATTTACGCGAGTTAATTATGGCTGATACTTTAGGACAAATACCATTTGGTGGTGGCACTAGAAATCCGTTCAACTATGATAAGTTTGAACAAATCAATCGTGCATTAACAACAAGTTGGCTAACATTAGAGGAAATCACTAATCAATTAAATTTGTTTGGTGATGAATCACAAGATTCTTATTTAGAAGGTTTAGAATTAGCGGTTCGTATGCACATTGAGGATTATCTTGGTATGCCTATATTCCCTGTTTCATATCGTTCTTATTATGGTCTTGGTTCTTTGTATGCTAACCCTGTTTGTTTAGATTTGCCTGAAGTATCCTATAAAGATAGTTTTAATACGGGTGGCGTTGTTATTAATAGTGTTAAATACTATAACAATGCTAATCCTGTAGTTATTACAACTTTAGCTACTTCTGCTTATGTTTATGATCCAACAGGTAACAAAGTAATATTGCCAGGCGGAATGCCTAGCGATGTTAATACAGTTGTAACTTCACCTATTGTTATTGAATATACAGTTAATCCTAATTTTGTTCAGGCTTAT